GATGCCCAATATTCTTGTCTGTGAGTTCATCAGCGAGCAGCTGAATATTCTTGAGCGCAATACGCAAATCTTGCAGATCGGACATTATTTTTTCCTTTCGTATGGGCTGAAAAATATTTCAAGCCTCGGGTTTTCTCTATCTATTCCTCCGTGGTGGAGGTGTGCGCCATCCAGGTACTCGAATGAGTCATCTGGTAGAATCCCAGCATCTACCATTCCGTCTATTATTGCTTTAGCTGTGGGGTAGTAATTGCCAGGGTCGTAGCGCCCGGCGCGCGGGCGGTAAATATACACATTACATGTGACCGGCGGCTCCAATGGAGGTGAGTATTTCACTGACTCATACCCTGCCTGTCGCCAGTATTTGGACGATTTCTGTCTAGTGCGCCAATGTTCAGACATTAGCTTGTTTATCGACAGCAGTGGGTGGCTATCCGGTATCTCAATGACTACTTTCATTAGGCGACTTTGCGTGTTCCTACCTCGTAATCCTCGACTGTGCAAAATTCCTCGCCAACGTAAGCGCGGTACACAGCCACCTCGACTAGGGCTAGATCATGCCCGTCTGGTACAAAAGCAGCTAATTCTTTGGCTAGGTACTTCTCTAGGGACTTGATAATTTCCTGGTGCCCCTCAATTATCTGCTGCCAGTACCACGACGAATCGAACACAGTACCGTCTTTGACCTGCACTCGCGCAAGCCCATTCTTTATGAAGCTTTCGGTGGCTTCTACTACCTTTTTGCCGCTCTCGGTGTCTTTCACAAAGGGCATGTCTTCCAGTAGCTCAACCCATGCAGCTTTTTTGTCCTGGCGGTAGGTTAGGCTTATTGCGCCTTCGAGTGTTTCGCCCATTTTCTTCTTTCCTTTCGTTCGATACCTCAAGTGTATCATGCAATACCAGCTACGCAAAGCCAGTTCTGCATGAAATACATCACATATTCTCTAACACTCGCATCTGCCTATCACGCTCACGCTCCACCGCGCCACGACGCATAGAACCAGAATCGCCCATACCAAAGCTGCGAACAAGCGCACGTAACTCAGGCGGCGGCGGAACAGACTCAATTTCACGCGGCGCACACGGGGCACTCAAGACACGCAAATCAACCTCACTGCGCACAAACTCAGGTACAGCAGCATATGCTCGCTTCCATGACTCATACACGCGTACGGCAGCCTCGTAATCCTGCTTATCCTCAATTTCAAGAGACTTGAATTTGGTTGCGAGGCGCGAGCACCTTCCGAGCGCACCGTCAATCTCAGCCTTCATTTCCTGCCAGGTCTCCAGGATGTCCCCCGGTTGGAGTATAGATATGCGGCGCGTTGAATAAAGTCGCTTTTGCACCTCGCGGGCGTACTTGTCTGGTACCTCTGCGCAAATCTCCGCCCACACCGTAAGGATTTCATCAGGTAGTGGCTTTAGGCGCTGGTCTAGCCCGGTGGCGATCGTGTAGAGCGCTCGCATTGTGTTTAGTTCCATTGGGCAATTTCCTTTCGATTTTCTTCAAAGCGCTGTGCGGCGATTTGCGGGGCGTTTTTAAGTGCGGACATGTCGTAGCCCATTTGAGCCGCTTTTTGCTCCCATTCGGTCATCTGTGGCTTCCGAGAGGGAAATACTGCCTCTAGGCCGTCCTCCCATCCGCGACGGTTGAGCCAGGTGGACGGGTGAGGGACGTATTTCAGCTCTGTGCCACTCTGTGCGAATGCCTCTGCGTATGCTCGCATGCCATCGATTGCCTCCTGAGACTCACCACGTCGCTCTACATCCCTCCAGGCGCGCTCTGCCGCCTTTTTTCCTACCCGCCTGGGAACTAGTGCCCAAAACGTATCAAAATCGCTTAGAGGGGCGTTCTGTGGCTTCTGATGGATACTTGCGTTCGATACCTGGACTACCTCGTCAGCTTTTCGCCAATGCTGCTGAGTGTCAGGTTTGATTTTCACAATTGCCTCAGTTCCAAGATCATCATAATCAGCGAGCGCGTCAGCGCGTATCGGCTCTGTGACCTGAGCCACCTCAGCGTCACGGGGGACTATAGGGGGTAAATTAGTATTATTAATAACTTTAGTATTATAAGGAGTAAGCGAAAAAACCTGCGTAGGTTCAGCCTGCGTAGGAAAATCCGTCATAGGTGCCAGATGCATCACATAACAGCTGCCCCCGAGGGTTCCATTTGAATTGCGTTCACGTGTGCGCTCAAGATACCCGATGGACTCAAGTTCGCGAATAAGTGTGCGCAGTGCATCACGACCAGAAGGCGCTGAGTCAAGTAGTTCCGATTCTGAGATTTTGACACCCTGGCGCATTCCAAGGATTCGCAATGCAAGACCGCGCGCACCCCAAGACAGTCGAGTGTCCTCTACGATCTGGTTGGGTACCATAGTGAATGAGTGTTGGTAGTCGAAATTGTGTATAATATTCACCGGGACATCCTTTCTGTTTCATTTTCCTTTCCGGAATTGCCCTCAAGGTCTTTTGCCTTGGGGGCTTTTTCGTTATCCAGTATATCATATTAGTGTATGGTGCTACACCAGATGTATGCGTGACAATAAACACACAAAATCAGCTTGCGCTTCTACCCATGTAATGCCATGATTAAATACATGAAATACATTCTGATTCACGCCGACACATTCGAGCACCTAGCACAGAAACTCACGAAAGTATTCCGCCAGCACGGCAAGTACTGCTCATACGCAACAGCCAAGAAAGTTGCCGAAAAGTACACAACAATCGCAGGAAACGGCCTACATGCAAAACGGCGAGGCTACGCACGGGCAATGAAATTCATCATGCATACCTCACTCGACAACCTGATTGCCGATCTGCGATACGAAATCGCACAACAGAAAGTAGTGAAATTCGATGCGTAAAATCAGCCTACAACCAGCAGTAAGCGAAGATGGCGCTGTTGAGGTAAACCCAGCAGACACGACAACCCTAACAGTTGAAGAGCATACAGTCCTAGAAAACGCTTTGAAAGAGCTAACTTTCCTAAAGTCATACTCTAGCCGCCTAACCATCCGTCTGGCTTCCTGGGATGCCGTAGAAGCTGCTTTCGATGGTGAGAGAGTGCGAGTCGTGCCGGATGAAACTAAAAATCCGGATAAATATACAGAAATCCTATTCTCGATCGGAGAAGAAAATGAGTAGCAAGAAGATCCTCAACCACGTAATTACTGTGAAAATCATAGAAAACACGGCAGCATTAGATACATCCCGCCTATCGCAGGCCGCATTCAAAAACTCATACGCCCAGTACTCAGCAATTGCGAATGCGCTAGACGATTATGACTTGCCGCGCACACAAAAACTCGTATGGCGTGCACAGCGAGTAGAAGACCTAGCGGATATTGCACTCAAGCGGTACGGAATGCGAGTACAACGCCCTAAAACAAAGCTAGAGATTGTGTATGTTAATATGTATAACATTATTATCCACATGGTTCTAGAAGAGCTAACCAATGGGAAGTAAGCATGAGCCGCCTTATCTTCTGTTTCGCTTCGATCATAAAGAGCTTGTAGTACTCTACAGGCGCAAGCAAGATGAAGACAGACTAATATACACATTTCGCAGGTTAGCTAGTGGTGCTGTCGAAATATTCACTCGACGAGGCGACATGAAAAACAAGCCTATAGCAGCAGCAACGTTTGAACTTCCGGAGGAAAACATAGCGAATGCCATAGTTACAATGACGGATGCCAGTAAATATGTTGATATTCTAAGCGTATTGCCTTGGGAGGCTGATGTTATTGAGGGGCTACCTGCTGATGTAGATACACTAATTCGAGAGCGCATCCCGGAATACTATAACTAAATATGATACATATCATCCTCTTCTGGCTTGTTTTAGTCAGTGGAGGGTGATACACTAGAAGTACAAGGAAAGGAAAAGAAAATGAAAAAATCAATCATTACCGCAATAATCATTAGCACAGTAGTCATAGCTGCATCAGTAATAGTATGCACTCCAACCCTATCAATAATGGAGTTCGACGCAGAGCAAATGGCATACGGAATCTTCGCAATGGCAGCAGCAGCACTAGCCGCACGCGAATACGTCGCATGGAACACAAGAAAGGAAAAGAAATAATGGCAATTCCGCAAAGGGAAGCTCAGGCAACGGATACATGGCTAACACCGCGAAGAATTCTTGACCCGCTAGGCGAATTTGACCTAGACCCAGCATCCCCAATCGAGAATAGAGACTGGGTAGGCGCAAAGAAAACATACACAGAGCTAGAAGATGGTCTTGTGCAGCGCTGGGATGGGCATGTATGGCTGAACCCTCCATACGGGAGAGGGATAGACAAATGGATGCGAAAAATGGCAGAACATGCTAAAAACGGCGGCGGCGGAACAGCATTCATATTCGCACGAACAGACACAAGTTACTGGCACGAGCACATATTCCCAGTAGCAAAAGGCGCACTATTCCTAGCAGGCAGGACAAAATTTTTTGACTCAAACGGAGTAGAAGGAAAACACGCCGCCCCAGCCACATCAGTGCTTATCGCATACACTTACTCAGACCTAGACATACTAGAAAAATCAGGGCTAAACGGAAAGGTAGTCAGATTCTAATGAAAATCAACGAATACTGCTACAACCTACTAGTAGGCATGTGCATGCTCCTATTTATAGGCTTCACTATCGCCGCGATATTCGGAAACTACTTCGCTGCACTACCAGCGCTACTCTTCGCAGTAATCCTAAAACTCACACTCTAGAAAGGCACTCTAATGAAAATCACCAAAAACATTGCAATATTCGGCTGGGTAATGCTCGGGCTATCTGCATTCCTGCTGTGCGTGAACATTCTGTCCGCGATGATCGGAGAAGCACTCTACGCTGATATGCCATACGTTGCAGGATGCGCAATTGTCGGCGTCGTTATGCTCGCGCCACACGCATTGACAACCTATGTGAAATACAAATCACACCATATTGAGTACCAAGACG